ATGCAGGAGTACGTTGGCAAAGTCGTGCAGCTTATCTATATCGACCGGAAGCGCGAGGTCAGCATAAGGGATGTGCGAGTCATATCGGTTAAGGACGGCCGGCTAAAAGCCTATTGTTACACTGCTGGAGCGCCGCGCATATTTAACATCGAGAGTATTGTAGACGTGGAGTTGATTAATCGTGTTGGATGATACGAGCCGGAAGGTGTTTACCGTCCTCTGGAACACCTACCGAAATGATCCGTTTATTATTGATGTGGAATTAATAAGTCAACGATCACAGCGGACAGAGGATCAGGTTAAGGATGCGGTCAACGAATTGGTCAAAGAAAGATATCTATATTGGAATAAGGAAGCCGGGACGTTTCAAATTCCGAGGCGTTGACGTTCATGGGATAATATGGTAAATTAGTGATGAGCCGTATGGGAAAGCATCCCTGCGGCTCATTTATATTCTCAAACGTCTGGGAATTTGATTCAAATTATCATGATACCGCTAGTGATACCGAAAAACACGAAAGACGTACAAATCATTGAAAAAGATGTAGTAAATTATGCGTTTCTTCTATTATATATGCGTCAGGTTGCGCCAGTTTCGCGTAATTATAGTCGAGATGGAAGGTTCAATCGGTTAATCCCATCGTATTAAAGAAGAGCCCGCTGGTCTTTGACCAGCGGGCTTTTATTTATATGTAAAAGTAATTTCAATTGACTCGTCTGTGAAACCCTTTCGATAGTAGTGATTATTACTTAATATCATTCTGCAATAGATTCGATGAAAAATATGAACGGAATTAATAGGCGTATGCCGTACGACATTTCGTTATTCCTGCTTTTCCTTTTTTGCCCTGAGGAGCGCTAACAGATCAAACCCGTCTGATAGTAACGCAAGAATGGCAGCTATTATGGCTAAGTCATCAGCGGTTAACCGTTCCGTATCCTTTTTCATTACTTGATCCTCCTAGACTAGTTGTACATAATAGCTTATTCATGAGCGGTAATAGCGGTAGGGCGAAGGACGGTGCCGCATTGTAAAAAGGGGATTTGTCTACTCTTCTACAGGCTCCGCCAAAAAAAAGAAAGCCCCTCGTTCAGCCGATTTGCGAATGAGGGACTTCCTATGCATCTGTTATCTTTCGAACATTTCTATAACGCCTAGCGGTTCAAAGCATATATGATAGTCATCTACTTTGACGTAATTGCCGTATTTTTTAATGTAATAGTGAATCGCTTCAGCCAGAAAATCCTCCGTAACATTTAGAAATTCAGCCAGCTCATGTATATTTCGAATGGCTTGCTTATGCGCCTGCAAAAAGGATTTAAGCGGGACGAGCTTGCGGTATGCCCATATTCGGGCTGTCTGCTCCTGCTTGCGGTTTTGGATAATGGATTGGTCTAAAATGTCACCGCTCGTCGTATGGTAATGCCCTAGCTCTTCTGCGAGTATACAGCTTTTTTCGATAGAGGTTGGGAGGTTTTTATTAATCCAAATGGTGTTATCCGCATAAAGGCCTTTGATCCTCGGCAGCAGCGGCTTCTCGCTAACCTCAATGCCCTGCTTTTCCGCTTCATTTAGCAATTTGTCATATTGCATGGCATCATACTCCTATTTATGTTGTCGCTTTGACTTAATAAATTCCATGAACTTCTTAATTTCCTCAAGTTCTTCCTTCGTCCAATCGTCGCCGTCATGATGCGCGGCGATCGTTATGCCGGAATCGGAAAAATCGATATCCTTTATATCGTCAAAATATCCCGCTTTTTCCATCAGCTTCTCGTAAGTATACGGCTGCAGATGCGGGGCTAGCATTTTAATCGTTTCGGGAAGAGGCTTCTGTATGCCGGCTTCGATTCTGGAAAGCGTCGTTTGCGATACGCCGGATACATCGGCCAAATGCTTCTGCGTCTTATAGCCGCGCTGTTTTCTTATATCCTTTAGAAATTCTCCAAATTCATTCCCTAAGCCTGACAATTTAACCACCTCATTAATAGTTTCGATAATAGTATACACAAAATAATTCGCCATCGCAATTAATTCAAAAAACTTATTGCGAGCTCGCATATAAATATGTATATTATAAATATGCGAGCTCGCATATTATATGCTGAGACGAATATTACAAAAAAAGGGTAGGCGGAGGTAGATAGAGATGAATGAGGAGCAAATTATTAACAAGCTGGTCAACTATAAGCGTTTATTGGCTCGAATCAGAGTGCTGGAAAACTTTTCAATCGGCACCGGCGTTACAGTGAGTCGTTTCAGCGAGGATGATCAGCTGCAGGAGCTGCACAGCCGTTTAAGAGGATTGCCAAGCTATATGTATTTAAACGCAAGAGAACAGAAGCTGGAGACGACGGCGCATGCGTATTTGACTCATTACCCTGTCGGCGTGAAAAGCCAGTTGGCGGCTATACCGACGAAAGGGGCCGACCAAGAGGATGACAGGCTGCTGCGCGAGCTGAGATCGAAAATAGAGAGGGTCGTTGAATCCCGAGGCTGGGATATCCGAAATGACTTCGACGCCGTGCTCGACAGAGTGGACGAGCTGCAAAAGCTGCAGCAGGAAATCGAACAAATCGACAGCGTTCTTGATGAAATGGAACAATATATGCCGGATTTCGTCAAGCTTCTGAGAGTGCATTACATCGACCGCAAGCCGTGGGATGAAGCATCAGCGATTATCGGCGTTTCGAAGACAGTGTTCTATACATGGAGAAAGAAAGCGCTGCGGGAATATGCCGCACTGGCGAGGTAGGAAAACAGACGGAAAATGAGCGGAACGATACCGGAACAAAAGGCCAAAAAGCCATGCTATTATAGTAATATAGCAAGATTGTCAAAGACGGGCAGCGCGCATTCGAGTCAGATGCAACTCGGGTGCGAAGCTCGTCTTTGTTGTTTCCAACAGGAAAAAGAGAGGAGGAACAGAAGCGGAAAACAGCGGGAATGAATCGGGAACAAAAGCCCGAATAACCGTGCTAATATGGTAATATAGCAAATTATTCAAAAGAAGAGGCGCTTCGGGTTAGGAGCGCACAATCGGGCCCTGGCTGAGACTGCCGGGGCCTTTTTCATTGCTCGTTAGCCGGAGCCTAAACGGCTGCCCAGGCGGTGGGTTACGCCATAAAAACGAATGGGAGTGAGAAAAAAGTGAAGCTGAAAGAAATTGTCGGCGAGGAGTTGTACGACAAGCTAATGGAGAAGGCTGGCGGCAAGCATAAGATTGCCGTCGTGTCTGATGGCAGCTGGGTCCCGAAGCAAAAGTTCGATCGTGTGATCAAAGAGAGAAAACGGATGGGAGAAATGGCGGGCCGTACAACAGTCGAAAAAGCAAAGGGGTCCAATAGCCTGCGAATTACGACAGAAATTGAATTCCCTCTGGATTCGCGGACGCAGCCGTAAAGGAAGGAGCTGTACAATGGCAAAGTGGGGAGAGTTTGATTTTCGAAAGTGGGAGAGGTTCCCTGCCAATTTAAAGGAAATGCGGGCTGGGATGCCTCGGTTTATGGAAAAGAACATCAGGGATTTGGCGAACAGCTTGCTAAAAAGAGCGGTTCATCTCACTCCGAAAGGCGAAGCTGATGTTCGAAAGGGATGGAAGCTGGGCAAAATCAGCTGGAATGACAAGGACTGCGAGGTTCAAGTTACGAACGCTGCCGGCGGAGAGCAAATATTATCGCTGTCTGCGAAACAAATAAAACAAGAAATGATACCCAGCATGAAAAGCAAGCTTTATACGGTTATTAAAAAAGGTGCGAGGTGACGAGATGATCCGGAATGCCAGATCGTTGCTGCCGCAGAGGGTGCTGCCATGAGCGACATTTCGACTAACGATTTTCGCCATGCGCTTAACGCTGTTATAAGCAACAGGTTTCCTGATGCGGCATTGACCGATGAAGAGCTGTCGCAAAGCTTGACCTCTCCCAGCTTTCAAGTGAAGCTGCAGGAGCCTGGTTATGTGCAGGAGCTAGGAAGACGCTATTTGCGGACCTTCCCTGCACTCGTCAGCTATTATGACCCTGCAGCCGGTGCCGGTATCGACGAGCTTTATGAAATGGCGGATGAGCTGACTAACTTACTTAGGCTGGTTCTAGTGAAGGATCGGCCGGTGAGAGGGACAGCGATGCGGTTTAACATTGTTGACGGCATCTTGCTGTTTCAGGCGGAATACAAGCTGCACGTATGGGCTGCCCGCTCAAGCGAACCCGCCATGCAAGCGCTGGACACACAGGAGGCAATCAAATGACGAAGGACAAAAAGGCTGCTCTGGCTTTTGCCAAGGAGCAGTTTTTCATTTCAAAGCGTTTTACCCCGATTCAAAAGGATGTACTGCAGGTACTCCTCCAAGACGGCGAATTATATACGCTGGAGCAAGCCCAGCAAATGCTGGAACAATTTTCGAATAGGATGGTGAAGGAATAATGTCAGGTGGAACATGGACAGTACAAAATAAAGTGAGACCGGGCGTCTATATCAATACGGTGAGCGAGGCGAAGGCGGCAGGCGCGCGCGGCGTGCGCGGCGTTGCAACGATGCCGCTGGCTCTCTCCTGGGGCCCGGCGAAGCAGGTTATTGAAATTAATGCGGAAAGCGATCTTGTAGCTATCCTCGGCTATGCAGCCTCTTCTTCCGAGCTGCTGCTCGTTCGGGAGGCGCTTAAACGCGCGAGCAAGCTATTGCTTTATCGTCTTAATACTGGAGTGAAAGCAGCGGCTGCGATTGGAGCCGTAGAAGCTGAAGCGCTGCATGGCGGTGCAAGAGGCAACGATATTACGGTTGCCATTACAGCGAATATCGACAATGCGTCTTTGTTCGATGTGAAAACGTTCGTTGACGGCGTCGAGCGCGATAAGCAAAGCGCGGCTGCTGCCGACGATCTGAAGGCTAACGAATGGGTTGCGTTCGGCGGAACTGGCGCGCTGGCCGCTGCGGCAGGCACGCCGCTGACTGGCGGAGCTGACGGCTCCATCGCCGAGCAGGATTATTTGGATTATTTAGCGGCCGTCGAGGTTTACGATTTTAACACGATTGGCCTTACGTCCACGGACTCTGCGACCAAGAGCGTATTTGCGGCATATGTTAAGCGGCTGCGCGAGCAAGAGGGCAGAAAGGTTCAGGTCGTCCTTGAAAACGATCCGTCCGCGGATTATGAAGGCGTCATTAGCGTTAAAAACGGCGTCGTGCTAAGAAGCGGCGAGACGCTGTCTGCGGCGCAGGCCGTTGCCTGGGTTGCCGGCGCTACGGCAGGCGCAGCGCCTAATCAGTCGCTGACTTATGACGCTTATGAGGATGCGGTCGATGTATTCCCGCGTTATACGCATGGCGGCATTATCGAAGCGCTGCAAAACGGCGAGTTTCTGTTTACGGCGCTTGACGGCCGAGTCGTTGTCGAGCAGGACATTAATACGCTCCGAACGTACACGCAGACGAAGACGGCACAATTTAGCAAGAATCGCGTCATTCGTGTCCTGGATGGACTGGCGAATGATTACATGCGCGTATTCACGAGATCGTACATCGGCAAGGTGTCGAATAACGCTGACGGCCGGAACCTGTTCAAGGGCGAGCTTATTAACATTACGCAGCAGTATCAGGATGCCGAGGCGATTCAAGGCTTCGATTCGCAAACGGACCTTGATGTGCAGCCAGGTCAAGGCGTCGATTCCATTGTCGTCAATCAATGGGTGCAGCCGGTAGATTCGATTGAAAAAATTTATATGACCGTAACGGTCCGCTAAGGAGAGATAATCTATGTATTTTCGTGAAACGGATGCCATCAGCGGCAAGCAAGCTAAAGCTTATGCGGTTTTTAATGACCGTCAAGAGGAATTGTTCTATGCGAAATCGCTCGAGGCGACGATTGAGAAAAATAAAGTCGATGTGCCTATGCTGGGCAGAACGAATACGGCGAAGCGATCGGCCGGCTGGACAGGCTCGGGAACGATGACGGTCTACTATGTGACCTCGTTTTTCCGCCAATTGATGCGCGATTATATTAAGACAGGCAAGGATTTCTGGTTCGATCTGCATGTCATCAACGAGGATCCGACATCGGGGGTCGGCAAGCAAACCGCCGTGCTGAAGGGCTGCAACCTGGACAGCATCATTGCAACGCGCTTCGATGCGACAAGCGACGATATGCTTGAGGAAGAACTGCCGTTTACGTTTAACGATTACGACCTGCTTGACCAATTCAGCTCGCCGACGGGCATGTAATAGGAGGAAACGATGAGCACATTACAAGATTTTCTTAACAGCAATCCGGTTGACAATTTGACGGCGGAGATCGCCATTTCGGAGCGTTTCAAGGACAGCGAAGGGCAATTGCTGAAGTTCAAAATTAAAGCGATGACGAACGACGAGTTCGAGGATATCCGCAAAAAATCGATGCGCGTAGACTTCAAAAAAGGAAAGCGCAGCGTTGATTTTAACGCTAAAGCGTTCAATGAGCACGTCGTCGTCGGCAATACGGTCATTCCCGATTTCAAAAATGCCGACAGCATTCGCTCGCTAGGCTGCACTACGCCGGAGCAGTACTTGAACAAGGTGCTGCTCTCGGGCGAAATTGCCGAGCTGGCGCAGCAAATTCAGAAGCTGAGCGGCTTCGAGCAGGATATGTCCGATCTGGTCGACGAGGCAAAAAACTAATCGAGGAGGGCGACAGCGAGGCCAATTACGCCTACTACGCCCTCCATAAGCTTCGCATCCTTCCGGGGCAATTCATTGGGTTGCCGCGGGAGGAGAAAGCTTTTGTTATCGCCGCGATCGATATTCGCCTTGAGGCTGAGCGCAAGGAGCAGTCGCGGGCAAAGCGGAAGTAAGCAATGCATAGGTCAGGCATCCTCTTGCGGGGATGCTTTTTTCCTATATCAAGGGAGGTGTCAACGATAGCAACGATATCAGTCACATTGAAAATGATTGATGAAGTGAGTCGCCCTGTTGAGAACATCATCGAGAAGATGGAGAAGCTGAATGAGAAGGCAGAGAATTTGAACAAGACGATGTCCACAGGTAATTCGGCAAGCGAAACGGCTCTCGCTCACAGCATTGACATGCAAATGTTATTGAATACTAAAGCATCATTTTTCAATAGCACTGTAAATAAAGGAGAGAAGTTCATAAAGGATACCGGTATTGCTCTGAAGAATGTTCAAAAAAAGCTGCAGTCAATTAATTCAATCGGGGGAGCCTTTTTAGATATATTAAAAATGGGACGTACTCATGCAGAATCCTTAAAGGATAATGTACTTGGTATTATAAAAAAGTACTTATCGCTTAAAAGTATCGGAACCTTTTTTAACAAAGTAATCAGGAACAGTGGTTTATTTATAGTTGGCTTGGGGGTAAACCTGGCGGGCGCTGTGAAACGGTTCTTCTCCTTAAAGTCTATCGCTACTGGTTTTAATAAAATTATACAAAGAGGGGCAATGCTTGCTCAGAATATAGGCCTTGGTATCGCATCGTCTATTCAATCAAGTAAAAATGCTGTAAAAGCATTCGGCGCTACTCTTAAAGGCTTTGTTAAAAGTCAACTTTCATTAAAGAACGTTGGAGCTTTTATGAATGTTGCCGATTCGTACGTCACATCAAAGCAAAGAATTGGTGCTATTAACGATGGTTCGCAAACAAATGAAGCTTTACAAGATAAAGTATTCGCGGCGGCTGAGCGTTCCCGTACCAGCTATGCAAGCATGGTGGACATAATCGGCAATGTAGGCTTGACGGCTTCGGATGCTTTCGCTAACAACGATGAATTAATTGGCTTTTCGGAGTTACTTAGTAAATCGGTTCAGATTGGCGGAGGCAGCGCAGAGGATCAGCAATCGGGCATCGGCGTAGTTACACAAGCCATGTCGAAAGGGGAGCTGCAAGGAGACGATTTTACAACGCTTATGCGGACAGCTCCGCTTCTGGCAGAGGCTATTTCCAAATTCACCGGGAAAAGTGCGGAGGAATTAAGAACGTTATCTGCAGAAGGAGCCATTACAGCCGATATTCTTAAAGGCGCCTTGTTCGCAGGAGCGACTGAGATTAATAACAAATTTGCAGAATTGCCAAGAACATTTGGTCAGCTATTTACTCTTCTGAAGGATAGAGCCTTGCAGGCATTCGGTCCGTTAATCGAAACGGTTAGCACTGCCTTGCAGTCAGGCGCCTTTGATCAATTGCTTAACGGGATAACAGCGGGTTTTCAAGTTCTGGGAAGCATCGCATCAGGTGTCATCACGTTTCTTATGAACAATCTGGATCTCGTGAAAAGCGTTCTAATCGCATTAGGCATAGCCGCTGTCGTGTTCGGTCTGCAATGGATGTTTTCCTGGATCGCTGCAGCTTGGCCAATATTATTAATCATAGGAATTATTATTGCACTTGTTCTTCTAATTCGTGAAATGGGTGCAACGATAGAGCAAATCGTAGGGTTTATAGTTGGTATTTTCTATTCAGGCTTTGCATTAATATGGAACGTTATCGCGTTCATCTGGAATAGCATTCTTAGCTTTGCTGAATTTTTGGGGAATATATTCATTGATCCTTTATATGCAGTCAGAAAGCTATTCTATGACATATTCAAAAATGTTTCTGACTTTTTTGGCAGCATGGTTAATGGAATCATAGACGGTATTAATTGGATCATTTCCAAGGTGAATACATTTGCCGGCACCAAGTTTGCTTTAATTGATCATGTTGACAGCGATTGGATTGAAAAAGTAAAGCCGACTAGCAATAAAGATGTTCTCGATTTTTCCAAGTATCAAATGGAAATGAAGGATTTTGGGGACGCTTTTGAAAAAGGCTACGATACAGGCGCAGGTATCGTCGGAAGTATGACAAACGCAATCGATGCCTTTAGCTTGCCGAAAAGTGTTACGGATGGTCTCGGAACAACTCAGCCTCAAGGCGTTTCTCCTGCTAACAATATCGACAACATTAACAAAGTAGGAGAGGTCGGCAAAATCAACGACACCGTCGATATTAGCAGCGAGGATCTGAAGACGATGCGCGAGCTGGCCGAGATGAAGAGCATCCAAAACTTCGTATCGCTTACGCCGACCGTCTCGGTGCAAACCGGAGATATCAAAAACGGCCACGATATCGATACGATCATTTCGCGCATTGAGACTGTGCTGACTGAGCAGATCTCGTCCTCCGCCCAGGGGGTGTATGCGTAAATGAGCGAAGCGACGCGCTGCGGCATATGGCTTAGCTGGAACAATCAGGAGGAGGGCTTCGAGCTCCCCATTCTTCCGGGCACTATTGGCGAAACCGTCAAAGGAGCGGGAGAAGGGCATGAGGTAATGGGACTCGGCAATATCAACGTCATAAAAGACCGCGAGTTGGCCGAATACTCAATCGAAAGCTTTTTTCCCGGGCATCGTTACCCTTTTATTACAGCCGAAATCGTTTTTGAGCCAAAGCAGTATGTCGCCTATATTGAAAAATGGATGGCGGCCAAACGGCCGATTCGATTTGTGTACGCAAAAGGAAGCAACGAAATCAATAAGGCAGTCAGTATTGAAAGCTTTGAGTGGAAGGAGTCAGCCGGTTCGCCGGGCGACATTGAGTTCAGCTTGGAATTGAAGGAGTATCGTTTTTACGGAGCAAGGCGTGCGGTTGTCGTTAACAACAGTACAGCCAATAAAACGGCGCCGTCTAGAGCCGATGAGCGGAACAAGCCGAAAACCTATACGATGGTTGCAGGCGACTCGCTTTGGAAGATTGCCAAAAAAGTGCTCGGAGACGAGACGAAATGGCGCGATATTCAAAAGCTGAACGGCATTTCCGATTCCGAGCTGAAAAGATTGCCGATCGGTAAGGTGCTGAAGCTGCCATGATGGAAATTTTGATCGATAACAAGGATGGAAATGTGTGGGATATATCCGATATTGTGAAGGATATCAGCTGGACGACTACCCGAGTCGGGCGCTCAGCCAGCGTCGAATTTACGATTATTGACGGCGGGATATATCAGTCGAATTCCTTTCAAGTCAATAACGGCGATATTATTCGCGTTCGGCTGGACAATGCCAATGTTTTTTACGGATATGTATTCAACTACAGCACGAATCAAACGGGCGAAATCAGCATACAAGCCTACGATCAGCTGCGCTATCTCATGAATAAGGATACCTATGTGTTTAAAAATGTGACGACAGGCGAAGTAATCAGGCAAATTGCCGATGATTTTAAGCTAAAGGTTGGCCGTATCGACGACACGGGCTATAAAATTCCTTCTATGGTGGAAGATGGACAAACCTTGCTCGACATTATCGAAAAGGCTAACACGCTGACGATGCACAATACGAACAGCTTTTATATGTTCTATGACGATTTCGGCGCGTTATCGCTCAGACAGGTCAGCGACTTTCATAACGATTTCTACATTGGCGATTACAGCCTGCTGACGTCCTATTCGTATAGCCGCGACATTGACCAGGATAGCTACAATCGCATTAAATTGTACCGGGAAAACAAAGATACCGGGAAGCGCGAGCTGTACGTCTTCCAGGACAACGGGAATATTGCGAAGTGGGGTCTGCTTCAGCTTTATGAAAGCGTCGATGAGAACATGAATGAACCCCAAATCAATGAGATGCTGGAAAAGCTGTCATTGTTGAAAAACAAGGAGAAAAAGAGCTTGAAGCTGGATGCGATTGGCGATATTCGGATCAGAGCAGGCACCTACCTGACGGTCATTATCGAGGCGCTCGGCATTAATCAGCCCATGATGGTTGATGAGGCGAAGCATCAATGGAGCGGCGCATCCCATACGATGAGCTTGGAGTTGAAGGTGATAGGATGATCAATGCGATAAGGCAGGCCGCGTTGTCGGCAATGGAAGCCGGCAGTCCGCTGGCCGTAAAATTTGGAACGGTAACAGCAATAAATCCGCTTGAGGTAAACGTCGATCAGCGTTTTACTCTCGATGCGGATTTTTTAGTGCAGACGTCGGCTACCGAAGAACTGAAAGCGATCATCGGCAGCGAGGAGCACATCCTCAGAGCCGGCCTGCAGATTGGCGACCATGTCGCGCTGCTTCGCATGCAGGGCGGACAAAAATATTTGATTATAGACAAGGTGGTGGGGACTTGATACCAACCGGCGGACAGATTGGCAACGAATCTATAAATGAAGCCGCAGAGCCATCGCGAACATGGCGGCTCGATTTTGAGAAGGGCAGGGCAACTGGCATGATCGACGGGCTGGAAGCCGTCAGGCAGGCGGCTCATAAGACATTGATGACAGAGCGCTTTGCGCATCTGATCTATGACTCGGATTATGGAGCGGAGCTGAATAAGCTTATCGGGCTAAGCCAAGGGTTGATGCAGTCGGAGACTCGCCGCCGTATTCGGGAGGCGCTGCTGCAGGACGAGCGGATCGACGATGTAGCCAATATGGAAATCGAAGCAAGCGGCGACGGCGCGGCGGTGCGCTTTTTGGTGCTGTCCTCGCTGGGAGAGTCGCAGGAAGAGGTGAAAATCCATGTATGAAGCAATGACTTTCGACGCTATTCTTGGCCGTATGCTGAACAGAGTTTCCGATGATATCGACAAGCGTCCGGGCTCCGTCATTTATGACGCATTGGCGCCGGCTGCGGCGGAGCTGACTCAGCTCTACGCGGCACTGGACGTTAACTACAATTTGTCGTTTGCAGATACGGCGTCAGGTGAAGAGCTGTCCAGGCGAACGGCCGAATTTGGCGTCAACCGGGAGCAAGCGACGATGGCAAAGCGCAAGGGGACATTTTACGGGGCGTCTAATGCATTGATGGATATAGCGGTTGGCAGCCGGTTTTCAATTGATAATGTCAATTATACGGCGATATCCAAAATCAGCACGGGCGTATATACGATGGAATGCGAGACGGCTGGCATTGTCGGCAATCAACCTTACGGGGCGCTTTTGCCTATCGGGTTCATTTCGGGATTGTCACGGGCAGAGCTTGGAGACGTTCTAATTCCCGGCGAGGATGAAGAAGCGGATGACGCGTTGCGTGCCCGATACTATGAAGAGGTGAACGCGCCTGCCTTTGGCGGAAATATGGCGGATTACAAGCATAAGATTGGGGCGATGAACGGTGTGGGCGCCGTAAAAGTATTTCCTGCCTGGCAAGGGGGCGGAACGGTCAAATGCGCGATTATAGCTTCCGATTGGAATGAGCCTTCTACGGCATTGGTGAGCGATATTCAAGGTGTAGTGGATCCACCAGCCCAAAGCGGCCAAGGGATCGGTACGGCTCCAATCGGCCATCGGGTTACGATTGAGGGCGTTCAGGATGTAATGGTTAATGTTTTATCAATGGTGACTCTGGCTGCCGGGGTATCAATCGGCAGTGTACAGGAGCCGATTGAAGAGGCGATCCAGCATTATTTGCTCGGGCTCAGAAAAGATTGGGCAGCGCAGGAAGGGCTGATCGTTCGCGTTGCATTAATAGAGGCTGCGATTCTGACGGTGCCCGGCGTAATCGATGTCGGGGGAACCGAGCTTAACGGCGGCACGATCAATATAGCGCTGGGTCAGGAAGAAATTCCGCAGCTAGGGACGGTGGAGCTTCGTGTCTGAACGAATACTGGCCTATTTGCCGGGCTTTTATTGTGATATTAAGGATTTTACTGAGCTGGCCGCTGCTGAAGATGCAGAGTTTGCATTGATGAGCGCAGCTGTTGATCAGCTTTTCGATGATCAATTTGTGCTGACTTCCAGCATTCAGGGGTTGAAGCGTCGCGAGTCCATGCTGGGCATAGCTGCCGATCCTGCTAAGGAGTCCGTCGAGTTTCGCCGGCGCCGAATACTGAACAGGTACCAGACGAAGCCGCCGTTCACCGCCCGCTATCTGCAGCAGCTGCTTGATACGCTCGTTGGGCCGGGCATGACCGTTGTGAAGGTGGACGTTCAGCAATTTCTGTTGATGGTTACGGCTAGCATTGAGAACGCGAATGTTTTCCGGGAAGTTGTTCATCTGGTCGAAACGATAAAGCCGGTTCATTTGATTTATCAGCAGAATACTGCTCTTGAGGGTGAGATTAAGCTTGAAGAGCATATTAGCATGAAGAGGATGACATGGAATTACAAGCTGGATGGATCATGGCAACTGGGTATAAAACCATTTCTTACTTACGGGACGGAGGTGCCGATTAAATGATACAGCCTATTTTTTTGAACAATGTTGCTAATTTTATCCATGGCCGTGTGGCTAAAGTTGTTATTAATGGTACCTATGAGGTATCTAATTTTACAGTCAAGCATGTGACCGATAACGTATTAGCTCTCAATTACTTAGTGCCGGTTCAGGAAGTGAGTTTGATTTCACTCATTGAGCTTAAAGATATAAACGATAATTTAATATCTGCAAACTCGGTTAACGTACCGATAACTGCCGATCATTTAATGTTACAATCCATCACTGTAAAGGGAGGTCTATAGATGGTTAAAACAGACTGGACGAATAACGATACGATTATGCCGCGGGACATGAATGCTATTGGTGAAGAGCTCAACGATCATGGGGCTAGTATTGGTGATATGTCTTCCGTACCAACTGCTGCAAAAAATGCAGCAGAGGCAATCGCTGAATTATATAGTGAAATTAATAATCCAGAGATTATCTATTCCGAGCTAACTAGTGGCGTTCAAACTGTTCAGGGAGGGAAAGCGCCTTCGTTAGCTTATCCGTCTACTGAAGGGCGCACGCTGGTAAATCTGTTGGGAGATGCAGGCGGTATGGAATCTGCGGCCTTATGGAATGACTATCAAACGACGCACAGTGTTGATGAGGAGAATAAAGTTCAAGGTGTCTATGCAATGCGAGTGGCCTTAGGTACAGGATATACAGCAGGATCGATGTACCGCACATTAAACTTATATGCAGGTCGTTATTATGTGATTATTGCGAACTTGAAAAATGGGAACTTATCGGGTGGTATACGCATAGCGCTTAACAATCCATCTGCGGGTACTGCGAATTACACCGATACCACACGGTACGGGACAGTGTTCCTCAAAGTTAATCCAACAATGGACACTTTTGATAATATTAATATTGGTTTAGCAGGGGCCGCTGGCCAGTACGGGTATGCTGACGCTCTACGCGTCTACGAAATCACAGCAGCCGAGTACACGGCCATGAATAGTATGACAGCGGAACAGATTAACGTTAAATATCCGTATGTAGGTACTGGCATCCACGGCATAAAGGACCTGGTGATCGAGAGCGTACAGGATAATCTTTTGCCACCGATTAATGAATGGCTTGATATGACTACTGGCGGCACGCCCGCATACTCAGCAGGAACGGTTTCAAGTCCATACAAGACAACCATTGCAATGAGCAATTCCGCTGAGTACTTCTATATGTATACAGTGAATGTCGAACCAGACGCGCAGTATGTTATCAGCGGCATTGCAGCAGGGAGAAAAATTCAGTGGCACTTCAAGGACTCAAACATGCAGGATGTAGGGGAGCGTCAATATTTAGCGGGCGATAGCGAGATTATTACCGTGCCTAGTAATATTTCTAAAATGACCGTGTTCTTGAATTCTGAAGGTATCAACGGTTCGCATACATTTGAAAACTGGATGCTCATTAAAGGAAATTCACCACAATCGTTTAAACCGCAGAGCAAAACAGCGTTAACAGCTTATATTGAATTACACAGCAGTAAAGACGGAAGTATCAAAGATATCCTCCAATTCGCTGATGGTAGGCCAAAGAAAACTAAAAGATGGCATAAGGTTATTTTAGACGGTGCTACGTTCCCTATTGAATACAATTCAAGCGGTACAGGATATAAGCGTGTAAATATCCGCATTACAGGTTATGAAAATAATAATTTTTACACGACTAAGTATGATGGAAAGTTATTAACGCCTGTACCAACTGGCGGTACATGGGATAAGGGCGATCTCGCACGGCTGTGGACTAGTGATAACGGACACATTATCTCCATATCAAATGAAGACAGTGGCTGGGGTGATTTATACACACCTACAGTGGATGAGATTAAAGCTTTTTTTAATGGATGGTTTATGTTTACGCAAGGGCAAAACCCCGTTAATCCCTCTGCAATGTATAATGGGACAGGTACGAAGTTGTGGAAACCTGCAAACGATAGGGGAGGGACTAACACTTTATTGACTCTACCAACGGGTGTAACACCAAATCATACCCCTTATGAATTGTTATACCAACTAAAATCCCCCACCATTGAAGATGTGCAAACTAGCGGAGCAATCATCATTAATGATAGGGAGAACTATGTAACAGTTGCTGGTAAAATACCCAGTAAAGCTGTTGCTTTGCAGTATACAGATAGCATATATAGTTCACTGGAAAATGTAGAGCGAGAGGTTTCTCGAATATCTACTAATCGTGAAATAAATATTATGCCGTTAGGTTATAACCCGGTCAATCTGAAAGCGACTGGCAGGTACGCCATTGGGAACCCTGAAGGCTTCCCTTACGGAGGTACTTATTATTTTGATGTGTCGAGATTCTCCGATAAATATCTTACTCAGGATGCCTACGCTTCGGCTACAACTCGTAAATTGTCCCGGTACTTTATTAATGGTACTTGGACTAAGTGGGAAGAGTTTTATTCTTCTGAAAATAACGCGGCGAGTCTTGCAATTAATGGCTACCAGCGCTTAGCGAGTGGGCTTATTATACAGTGGGGACAGGCAAACGTTGTTGGAGGAACACCCTATGCGCTTACTTTCCCAATAGCTTTTCCGACTGCTTGCGCTTCAATACAGATAACGCTAAATACATCGGGCGATTTTATATGTTCTGCTCAGATTGTGTCAAAAACTGCTGCAAACTTATACCAAAACGGAGCCGGATCTAAGCAGGTTTATTGGCTAGCTGTCGGTTATTAAGGAGGGAAAAGTATGAATGAAGATTTGAGAATCAATGAGCCAAAACTTGCTAAAGAGCCGCAATATTATGCAGGCACAGACGAAGCTGGGACTCTTGTTGCCTTTTACGTAGATTGCATACATCCAAAGATTCCCGAAACCGCACAGCCTATCAGCCAAGAAGATTGGCGTCTATATATAAGCAATGGGCCACATTTATACAAATGGGACGGCGAAGCAATCCGTGAGAAGACACAGGAAGAACTTGAAGCGGAGTATGTCGAACCTACTCCGCTTCCTCCATCGGAAATTGATATGTTACGTGAGGAGAACCAAGAGTTGAAGCTTGCACTTGCCGAATTGGCGGAAGAACTAGAGGCAGATAAGACAGACATGCAGCTGGCGCTTGCAGAGCTAGCGAGTCTATTAGATGGAGGTGCTTAATCATGGCTAAAATTTTTTACGACCTAATTAAAAAAGGTCTTAAGAATATTAACGATGTGCCTGTCCGTTGGCGCGCCGATACGCAAACGTTACTCGATGCGAATACTTCGGAATAGAGATTTCAAATGAGAATGAAAAAATTACATTCGGGGGAGGGTTAAATGGTAAATCTCAAAGCGTATTTTTATACTATTATGTCAGCTACGCTGGGCTCTAACAGCAAAGACACGGTTGCAGGTTTTTACACTGCAACCATCGGCTATATGGGCACGGTGCTGGGGGGATGGGATAAGGGCATGACGATACTAATCATCCTCATGATTGGCGATTATATGACTGGTCTGCTGGGGGCTATTAAAACAAGGCAGTTGAATAGCGATGTGATGTACTGGGGCGGCATTCGAAAGATTGTCGTCCTTTTTGTTATTGCGCTGGCGACTGCGTTTGACGGGTGGATGAATCCTGATGCGCTAGTGTATCGGACGATCGCAATCTATTTCTATATTGGGCGAGAGGGACTGTCGATTATCGAAAACTTGGGCGTGCTCAATGTGCCGCTGCCGCAAAAGCTGAAGGATGTGCTACAGCAGTTGAACGATAAAGGAGAGGAACGCGATAGGCATTAGATATATTGTCGACCACATTCCGAAAAGCACCCCAAGCAACAGGCGTCCAGGACACGCAATGTCTGCGACCTCGATCACGATTCACAATACGGGTAATCCGAGCAGCTCAGCGCAAAATGAACGAAGCTGGCTGACAAATTCGGCTAACGACCGGACAGCCAGCTATCACATCGTCGTCGATGAACATGGAGCAATTGAGTGCATTCCGCTAACTGAAAATGCCTGGCATGCTGGGGACGGGAGCGGGCTTCTTAGCGGCAATCGCACGAGTATCGGCATCGAAATATGCGAGAGCGGCGATTATGCGAGGACGATTCGAAATGCAGCAGAGCTCGCCGCAGATATGCTAATGGAGAGAGGCTGGGGCATTGATCGACTAAAGCGCCATTATGACTGGAGCGGCAAAATATGTCCGCGATTGATGTACGACAACGGCAAATGGTCGGGCTGGCAGTTGTTTAAGGAGCATGTAGCTGAGGCTATGCGGAGGGAGAGAAAGGATGAGACAATGTCAGGAGTAGAAACAGCAGCCTTAGAACGATTCGAGACAGCGCTTGAGGAGCTGGGGAGGCGAGTGGCGGAATTAGAAGCGAAGGTGAACGCTATGGCGGAAGTGAAGATTGCAGCGCCGCAGTGGTTTGTTCAGGAATTCGGAAGCGGCGATTTGGACGGTTTGCTGCACGAGCCGAAGCTGACCTATGAGGGGTGGCGGGTATTGGCTGTATCAATGCGTGCCAACGTATCGTCGAAAGGAATATGTGAAGGGCTATGATACACGTATGCCGCAAAGTAAATAAGTGCCTCGCTGACAAAGAAGCAAGACGTTGGCGGGGCGCTTTCTATTGATGTATGCAACGAGCCATCCACGATAGTGAACGTTTCCGTTAAATAATGAACATAGGTTCATATAAATGGAGCATGAGTGGACAAATCTGCGAAAATAGTGAAAAAAGTTCACTCCCCGTGAATATAGGTTCATGGGGAGTGAACTTTGGTTCATTATTTGTATGAATGAACGGAAGAGCAAAGAAATTAATGAACTTAGGTACATAAGTAGTGAAGTTTGGTTCACTCACTGCTAGAATCTGGGTAATACATATGTACGGTAGTCTAGCAATCTACCTATCTACCAACCTACACTTACAAATACACATGCTTAATCTCGTACTCCCGTTCGATCGACATGTCGATGAATTGGCCGTCGACGCGGATGAGCGGGCGGAAAAATTCGGACGGATGCGTCATGACGATAATGCCGCTCTCGCCGGATTCCAGTTCGACGCGCTTCCCGATGAAGTTAGGGATCATATGCTTGATGAACGTATGCGTCGTTTGCGGATCGAGCTGCTCGAAGCTCAGACGGTACAGTTCTCTCAGCACGTAGAGCAAATCTCGCTTATCCTGGTAGACGCGCTGGGAGATCATCGCGCTGTAAATATCGACGACGGCGATAATTTTGGCAACGGGATGAATCTCGTCGCTGCTTAGGCCGTGCGGGTATCCGCTTCCATCATTGCGTTCATGATGCTGAAGCGCGCCGATTGCGGCATATTTTTCGTCATCAATGGAATTAACGATAATGTCATGGCCGTAGCCCGGATGTTTCTTGATTTCATCGAATTCGTCATCCGTAAGCTTGCCTGGCTTGTTGAGAATATGATAGCCGATTTTGCTTTTGCCAATGTCATGAAGAAAGCCGGCCTTGCCGATATGAAGCGCTTCCTCATTTGTGTAGCCCATCCAAACAGCGAGATAGTAGGAGAGCATCCCGACTTGTACAGAGTGCTGATAGGTGTAGTCATCCGATGTATTAAGCAGCAGCAGCAAGGATACGACGTCACGTTCCATCTGCAAATTGTCGAAAAGCGGCCCGATGACAGCCTCGACTTCATTCATGTCGATGCGTTCCTCTGAAGCTACCTTCGAAAAAAGTTCTCCGAATGCATGAATCGCATTCTCGTAAAGCGGCTTTACGGTAGGCAGCCATTTCGGGCTAAGCGTTGATTCCAGCGTTCGCGCCTCGGCGGCCAGTCCGGCAGCTTCGAGCTCAGCGGCCTCAACGATCCCGGCAGCCTGCTCGAGTTCGCCCCCATTCTCTACGATATCGACATATTCTATTTGATGCTGAAATAATCTGGATATTTCCTTCTCTTGTAAAATGGTTCCCTTGGAGAGAACATGAAGGCCATATGCGTTAAACGTATCGTGGCTCAAACAATCTCCAATTTGCAAGTCTGATACATGTACCTTCAT